ATATAGAGCAGTATAGAGAAATCTTTCCTGCAAAAAGATTACCAAGCGGTAAACCTGCAAGACAAAATGTTAAAGCATTATCTACAGCATTTAGATGGTTCTTTTCTTCCTATAATCATACATGGGAGGATATTATAAAAGCAACTAAGATGTATGTAAATGAATATAGAGATAAGGATTACCAATATATGGTAACCAGTCAATATTTTATTTGTAAACAAGATAAGAATAAGGTCAAATCATCTGCATTAGCAGACTATTGTGATCTTATTAAAGAAGGAATAGATACTGAAGATAAACACTTTAAAGAAAAAGTAGTATAGTATGGCAAAGAAAGCAGAAGAAGCTTGGGTAGGACAGTATGCAGCGTTTAATGAAGCGCTTAAATATATGTACCGTAGACAGACTGGAGAAGAAAAGTCAATATATACACCGTGGCCTAAGTTTAATGATGCTACCACAGATGGATTAGAATGGAATACACTAACTGTAATAGGTGGTAGACCTGGTTCAGGTAAAACCCTTATTAAAGATCAGATAGTAAGAGAATCATTTATACTTAATCCACAGGATGAGTTTAGAGTTTTAGAATTTCAATTTGAGATGGTTGGTAGAACCTCAGCTATTAGAGAATTTAGTTCTATAACAGGCAAAACTTATAAAGAATTATGTAGTGCGGGTAGTAAGATTACTACTGATGTACTAAATAAATGCCACCAATATGCTAAGGAACGTGTTAAGTATCCTGTAGATATTGTCAGCCGTCCTATGACGGTAAATCAAATGCGTGAGCAGATTGATATGTATATGACAATGCATAAAGGTAAAAGAACAATAATAACTTTGGATCACACTATGCTTGTTAAAAGAGCACCCTATCAGAATAGTAGTCTAGATATGCTATTTGAATTGGGTGAGTTCTTTACACAGGTTAAAAGAGAATATCCTTGTTTATTTATTGCATTGTCTCAGCTCAATAGGAATATTGATAATCCTGATAGGGCTGTAGATGGTAAGTATGGTAACTATATCCTTGAATCAGATATATTTGGTTCAGATGCTATGCTTCAGCATGCTGATACTTTGATAGGTATTAACAGGCCAGCAAAGCAAAAGATTAGATTTTATGGACCAGATAGGTATATCATAGAGGATGATAGGACTCTTGTATTACATTTCTTAAAAGCAAGGAATGGTGATGCAAGAATGAGTTTCTTCAGAGCTCAATTTGAGCAAATGGAGATAGCAGAGATGAATACACCTGAGACACAACAAAGAAGATGATCACAACAAAAAATAAAAGTTATATGTCACCAGAAGAAAGAAAAGCAAAAGTTAAAAAGTTGCGTGAGACTCACCAGGAGTGGTTCAGTAGTAATAATTTAACTAATGCATTATACATACCTAAGATGGCTTATAGACCTAGCGGCAAGGACGAACTACATGTTAGTTTCTTTCCAAGTGAGTTAGAAAAAAGTGAAGATGTATATACAGAGTTTGTTAGTATTGATTATGAATCAGAAGACCCTAAAAGAACTTTGTATCTTCATAAATACAACCCACATTGGCGTGATGAATATGAGCTTACTGAGAGTAAATCAGGATATCAAAGACATTTGATACCTGTAAGTGAATTGATTGTAATAAGAGATATTACGGAAAAGAGAGAGTCTAAAGAAATATTAGACTTTGCAAATCTTCCTAATCCAGATGATAAGAAAGATCTAACAGTAGTAGATGCACTATTACAGATTAATGAAACACTAAATAATATAAATAAAACTATGTATCACATTTTAAACAAGATGAATTAATGGCACAATCTGTATTAATCATTGCTGACTCAGGGTCAGGCAAATCAACAAGCATGAGGACATTAGATCCTCAAAACACTGTAATTATTAATATTGCTAATAAACCTTTACCATTTAAAGGTTGGAAGAGTAAGTATACACCTATGAATAAAGATAACCCAAAAGGTAATCTTGTATCAGTATCTTCTGCAGCAGGAGTTGCAAAAGCTATGAAGCATGTTAATGATAATATGCCACACATTACAACATTAGTTGTAGATGACTGGCAGTATATGAGTTCTTTTGAGTACTTTGATAGAGCACAGGAAAAAGGTTATGATAAATTTACATCTATAGCAGCTAACCTTGCTCATGTAGCTAAGCTACCAAAAGATATGAGATCTGATCTCACTATATTCTTCTTAACACATTCAGAAGAATCTACAGATATTAACGGACACAAAAGAGTTAAAGCCAAAACTGTAGGTAAGATGATTGATAATGCCTTAACACTAGAGGGTCTTTTCTCTATAGTATTATTTGGTAAAGTACGTAAAGATGATGATGGTGTTCTTGAGTATGGTTTTGAAACCCAAAACAATGGAGAGAATACATGTAAATCCCCAATGGGAATGTTTGAAGAACCATTCATTCCAAATGACCTTGCTTATGTATTGGATTGCATAAACAAGTATGATAATTAATTAAGTTAAATTTTAAAAAGTAAATTGAAAATTATGTTTAATACTAAAGACATGTCTGCCGGTAGTGGTAGAACAAAACCAGTAATGGATGCAGGAAACAATGTTATTAAAATTAATAGCATTTCATTTGATCAAACACCATATGATGTTGATGCTTATAACATCACTTTACATGTAGAGGGTAAACCAGAAGAAGGAGACTTCCAAGGTTTCTTAAAAGATCCAACTAATGAGAACAGTGAGCGTTATGCTGGTCAAGTTGGTAGAGTTAGGTTTAGCCCTTATCCATATAAAGATACTACATTACCAAGTGGTGTAGAGATTAGTAGAGATAATGAAGTACTAAAGGCTATGATCTTCTTATCTGAAGTTCTTAATAAAAGAGATGACTTAGATAAGATAGAAGCAAATACTATTGAAGAGTTCATGAGCCAATGTAATACATTGTTTTCTAATAGTGAGTATATTAATGCTTGCTTAGGTGGTAGAGAATGGGAAAACAGAGATGGTTATATTAATCTTGATTTATTCTTACCACGTATGTCTAAGGATGGTGTTCCATTAGAAGCACTAGACAAAGAAAACTCTAGGCTTGTTACATTTGATAGTAATAAGCACATCAGAAAATTGCAGAAAAAGCAGAATGATGGTGGAAATGAAACAAAATCATTTGAGCCAGCTACATCTAGTGTAGGTGATGATTTTGATTTATAATAGTTAATAATAAATCCGGGCGCTTACTGGTGTTAGTCCAGACGTGGCAACAGCAGCTTAATGGGAGTCAAACTACAATAGCGTGACCAAGGCCCCTCCCGGTATTTATTTAATAGAACAAATGTTTAATACAAAAAATTTAGTATCAAGAGACTCTGATGTTCCAAGCTATTGGGTATTTCAATATTATCTAGACTTACCTGTAGAACTTACAGGACAAGATATCAAAATGAAATCTATATTTAATCCAGCTGAGAGAACTGCATCTATGTGCATTTATGTAGATAAATCTATTATGCAGTACAAGTTTAAGTGCTTCTCAACTGGTAAGTATGGTAGTCACATTGATATTGTAAAAGAACTATTTAATATAGATTACTCACAAGCAGTAACAAGAATAGTAGAAGACTACAATATATATGCAAAATCAGAAGAGTATAACAATGTTAAATTTAAGGTAGCAGCAAAATGGGAAATAGATCATGTGCAGTCTAGAGAATGGAATGCACAAGACTCTACAGTTTGGTTACCATATAATATTGGTAGTAGCTTACTTGACACATATAATGTCAGGCCTATAGAATACTACAATATGTTTAAGGAGGAGAATGAAGAGGTTAAAACTCTACAAATAGAGGCTCCTTATATGTATGGTTACTTTGATAAGGATGGTAATGTCTATAAGATATACCAACCCAAATCTAAAAAACATAAGTTCCACAAAGTTAAAAGCTATCTACAAGGCTTTGATCAACTTAATTATGATAAGCCTTATTTGATTATATGTTCATCATTAAAAGATGCTATGTGTCTAAAGAGTATAGGATACAATATAGAAACAATAGCACCTGATAGTGAGAATACTGTAATCAAACCTTACTTGATTGAAAATTTAAAAAAGAAATACAAGAAAGTAATAACTCTATTTGATAATGATGAAGCAGGTTATAAAGCTATAGATAGATATCTAGAACTGTATGATATAAAAGGTACTGCATTACCGCTATGTAAAGATATATCAGATGCAGTAAAAGAACATGGAACTAAAATAGTACATAAAAAGCTTAAACCTCTTTTGTCTGAAACATTAAAACTATAATATATGAAATGGTTTATACCAGGCAATGTACCTTCAAGTAAAAATGGTAGAAGATGGACCGGTAAGTATTTCATAGCAAGTAAATCTGTTATGAACTATAGGAAAGCAACAAAATCCTACTATGAAAAATTTGCTCCTCTGTTTAGAGAAGAGCTTAAGAATCATAAACTACCCGTCTCAATAGCATTTACATTTGTTAGAGGTACTAAACACAAGTTTGATTATATAAACCCTGCACAAACTGTACAGGATGACATGGTCAAACATGGTTGGATTGAAGATGATAACGCTGAATTTATACTACCAGTATTTATACAGTATAGTTATGATAAAACCAATCCGGGAGTATTTATTGAAATAATTGATAACACTGTAAATAATGATGGACACAAATCTAGATCTAAAAGATCAAATCCTCCTAACAAAACTAAAAGGAAAAGGAATAGCAAAACTTAATATATCATTCTCAGGGTCAGGAGACTCAGGAGATGTAGATGATGTTGGTTATGAAACCAATGATGGAATTAACTCATGGCAGTTAGATCTTAATAGCAGACTAATTGAATCAGAAGAAGAAACTGCAGTAAAAGACATGATTTATACATGGCTTTCTAATAATCTTCGTTATGACTGGGTAAATAATGAAGGTGGCTCAGGTACATTAAATATTAACTTGAGTGATTTTTCATGGGACTTAGACTATTATGAACGTACCATCCAAGAACATAACTTTGATGGTCAAAATATTTTTAGAAATGAGTCGTGTGGTTAAGAACTTTTGTTGTTTGTGTGAGAAACCTTTTGAAGGATTTGGACATAGTCCTATGCCATTATCAGAGAATGGCTGTTGCTGTGATACCTGTAATTATACTAAGGTAATACCAGCCAGATTATATATGGGACAATATCCAGGAACATATGATTAATGGCTCATCCATTAATACACAGTAAAAGTTCTGTAAGAAAATGGGGAGGCAAAGTTGAAGACTACCAGCATATACATGACTGGTTTGATGAGACTAAATCATGGTTAGGTCATTCTAACCATAGAGCCTTTCGTCATCATTCTGAAGGAATTTTTGAATGTGAAAAGATATTTGGTAAAAGTTTTACTAACTCTGATGGTAAAATAGTATATACCAGATATGTAGGTGAAC